GTTTCCTTGCACAGCATCACGATCTTTTTCTCGTCTTCCGCGCCCATTATCCCTTTGCATTCGAGGAACGTGTCCTGCTCTGGGAGATAAAAGTCAGGCAGATACATTGTGCCGTCAGAAAACTTGAACCCCTCAGGCTCATACATATACGGAATGCCAGCTTCATCCATGAACACGGCCCACCTTGCCTCCGTCCTGCTCCTGAACCTATATCCGTTGTATACGGTCTCTATGGATTGCATCTTAAGCCCCCTTATCGTCCTGATGAGCCGAAGCCCCTGTCACCGCGCAGACCGCCTCCGATCTCATCAACGATCTCGATCACCGGATCATGCCAAATGGGAAATACCACCAACTGGGTGATCTTGTCGCCCGCGCGCACGAGGTAATCCTCGTCGCCGTGATTGAACAGTTTCACGACGATCTCTCCTGTATAGCCGGGATCGATCAGGCCCGTCGATGTCACGTCGTGCCGCACGTGTAGCCCGCTCTTGCTCACGAGTAATCCCGCACACCCCGCCGGCAGCTCCACATGCACGCCCGTGTAAAATACCATCGAGCCGCGCGCCGGCACCACGGCCTCGCACTTCGCGCGGATGTCCAGTCCCGCGTCCTCCCTGTGCGCCCGCACCGGTACGAATGCGCCATCATCAAGCTTGATCTTCATTTATTTTTCCCTCCCTGTCTCGTTCAGCCGCTTTTCGTGCCTGTCCAGCGCGGTAGTGCCGTCGCTTGGCTTCCTCGAATCGGGCAACTCCGATCACTCCCCTGATGTATTGTCGCAAAGTTTCTGAGCACATGTGGTACTTGGCCTTCAGCCTGACGAAGTTCAACCCGCCCAGGAAATCCTCCACGATCTGGCGCTTTACTTCGCCCGGCGTCTTTATGCTGGCCGTGTCATATCCAGCGTCTTTCATTGCTCTCGCGAGCGTGGTATCTGATGTGTTCAGGCTCGCCGCGATCTTAATTATCGTTTCGCCCACTTTGTGCCGGGCGTCAGCCTCGGCCAAAACTTCCTCGCTGAACACGAACTTTTTCGGCTTGTAATATTCCTGTCTCGCCGTCTGCTTCGGCGGCTTCTCCCGCGGGTGGCCGTGCGTCCTGACGTTGTCGTACACCCACACGTCGCGCGCCGTCATTCTGAATCGCTTTGCGATGGCGTCGTAGGGTTCTCCGCCATCCAGCGCGGCCATGATCTGGTCGTATCGTGGTTGCTTTCTCATAGGTGCCCTCGTTTCTTTCGCATGTTGTCGCGTCTTATTTCAATAATATCGCTGATTGTCTGATTCAGCTTGTGCCTCTTTTCCAGTTCCGCATCACGGCAAGCACGATAATCAAGGTAACGCTGGCACTTGCCCTGGCAGCCGAGGTAGCGTTCTTCACAGTGGTGGCAGGGTGGATCATTCTTCATGGCCATCATCCCTCAGCGGGCGCGTTTTGATGTGGCGGCCCAGGTACAGCCAGTCGGGCGGCACTTCCAGCGCCTCGGCGAGTCTGACGAGGTTGTCTGCGTTCGGCCCTTGCTTGTCGTGCACGTACTGGCTGATCGAGTAATCGTTGATGCCGCTCATAGTTGCCAACTGAGATTGCGTGATGCCGCGTCGCCTAATGGCAAGAAGCAGTCGTTCGCCGAAAGTCACGGTTTAACCGCCTCCTTCAGTTCCATCACGTACTTGTCAATCTCTGCCAGTGTAGCCCTCGCCGCCTCCAGCTCATCCAGCAGCGCCAGCGCCTCGGCGTACATTTCGCAGCCCTGCTGACCGTCAGGGCGCTCCAGATACGGGCAGTCGTAGCACAAGCCCGGGTACATGCAGTGCCGCAGCCCTGCGCGCACTTTGTTGATGTCAGGTGTCATGATTTTGCCTCCTTTTGAGCTAAAGTCAGTCCCAGAGCCACGGCGCGCCGAGTCTGGTATTCTGGCGCATCATGGCCTCAAGTATCTTCCTCTTGCGTACCGGCCCGCACCCGTACCAATTGGCGCCATAGATGATGTTTCCGCGTTTGAGCCAGATCGAGTATTCGTACGGGCGGTGTTCAACGTCAACGCGCATCAGCGCTCACCATCCCTCTTGCCACCTTCAGGCACTCACCGCATATCCAGCCGAACCACAAGCACCCATCGTGCTGGCCAAACGTGAGGAACAGCGTCTGGTCGTGTCGCTCACAACACGGGCAGGTTCCTTGCTTAATCTCAGGCATTGCCGTTACTCCTTTCGTCGTCGACCTCCTTCGGCGCTTCAGGCAGGGGCATCCAGTATTGTGGAACTTCATCATCTTCACATATATCAGTTGTCCAATCGCCACCAGAATAAACCATCCACCCACCTTCTACGTAATAACCAACAGCCATATTCGACGGGAATTTTAACAGCACATCTTGCATTTCTTTTGGCAACCCGTCCTTCACGCTAATCCACTTCTGTGCCGATTCGATTTCTTCAACCGACGGCGCATGTTTCAGGTTATTGATAACGTCACACGACCATATCTTGTCTATGTCATCGGGGTTATCCAGCAGCATCGTTACGGCCTTAATGGCGTCATCAAGACTGAGCATCTTCATTGTCATATCTCCTATTCCACGCACCATTCGCAGCAGCTTTCGAGTTGCAGAACTGGTACGTTTGTACCTCGCACGAATCACATTTCACGCCGTAAGTGATTAGCAACGTGTTGAATATGTGTTCGACATAACTTGCCTTCCCGCCGCAGAACGGGCACGGTTTGAGGGTTATGTCAACTGTCTCCATGTCTATCGGCATTTGTGTCACCGTCCATCTCCGCGCCGCAGTTGGGGCAATAGTGATCACACCACAGCAGCTTCGCGTCAAACGCGCATCGACAATTCGAGCAAAGCCAGCCTTTTTTCTTATCCTGTCCTACACCGCCATGCCCTGTCGTATTTGCGGGAATTTGCGCTTCAATCCATCGCCCATGCCTCACCGGCTCGGCATCAACGGTAGGTGCTTCTTCAACATCTCTTTTCGTTATGTACGGCGCCCTCATCGTGTTGTATACCGTGTCCCTCAACAGTTTATCCGCATCAATCAGCCGCATCTTCAATCACCATCCCTCATCTTTGCGCCGCAGTTTGGGCAGAAATTGTGTGGAAAAATCTGTATATACCCGTGATTTGACTTTCTTACGAGCATTTTCTCACTGCACTGGTTACATATAAGCCACGCCCAATGATGATGCCATCCAATCCACCGCCCGTGTCTGACAGGCGCGGCGTCAATGGTCGGCGCGCTCCTGATCACATCCAGAACCGCATTCGTGTGTACATCAACTCCGGCGGGTGAGCGAATTTCTCCATCCGCGCAAAACCAGTCGTAGGTCGTCATTCTGTTGAGCTTGGAGCACACGCCGTAAAAGTCGCAATCGTTTTCCTCTGACTCACAAGCTGTCCAATACTTGCAGTTGTTGCACCGGACTATCTTGATCTCATCCATCGCGTTGGCCATAAACTCTTCACGCGTCATCCCACTTCACCGCCTTTCGCTGGTCGTCCGTCGGTCTGGCTGCCCAGCAACGCCATCCATAGAGCCTTCGATTATATGCAACAAAATCAAAATGTGAGCAGTAAAACGTCACACCTTTTATTCCAACGCCGTCAAGCGTGGCCGCTGTGATATACGGAATCTCGTCAGTTCGTGTGCTTATTTCGAGGTAAATGTCATCGTCTTTGGCAGCTTTTACTTCTTCCAGCGTCATCACGCGCGGCTCCTGCGCTTTCAGCAGGGCAAGAGCATCCATTTTTAGCCTATTTACACAATTGCCACCATATGAACATTGTGAGCATCTTGCGTGGTCATCCGGATTTCGTAGAATACAGCACTCCAGCCCCTTGATAACCTTTTCCCTGTCAGTCATCCCACTTCGCCGCCTCCCTCTGTTCGTCCGTCGGCCTGTCCCCGCGCCAGATGCGCACGCCGTATTTCTTCCCGTACTTGCGCTTGAGATATCCCGGGTTCACCAGCCCAGCTTCATTTTCAAGCACCCGCCCGAACAGCCAGACACATTCGGTCAATTCGAAGCTCTCAGGTTCGCCTTCTTCGGGCTGATACCAGCTCTCAATCCAGCCGGTGCCGGTGGTCTCGTTGATTTCATTCAGGGTGACCAGCTCAGTTGTTGCCATTGGCTTCGCGCTCCTCTCTCTTCGTGCAGCCTCTCATGCTCGTTGATCGAAAATCTCCACGCGCGGCACATCCCGTAGGCCCTGCCGTCCTTGTTCTCGCCTCTCATGTCAAAGTGACTGCACTCCCGGCAGCTCACGCCCTTGTCAGCCATTTTCATTCCTCTCCGCCATAATCATCTTGACCTGTTCCCGCGTAAACCAGTACCGCGTGACGCGCTGGCTGAACGCCTTGTCCGGCTTGATCTGCCTGTCATGCGCGTATACCTTCAGCGTCACATACCCCACAAACTCCATAATCGTCGCCCACGTCGAGTTGCAGCTGATGCCTATGGCCTGCCCGTTGCAGTACAGAAACTTCTCGTCTGCCTCAACCTTGACGCCCAGCGCCTCCGCCATCGGCCTGATAGCCTCCAGCGCCCGTTCCGTATCTTTCGTCATGCAATCTCCTCCCGTCAATCACAGGGACACACGTCAATCAAGGGGACGGTTCTCTGATTGGTCCGTTCTGGAAAATTCAAGCATGGTGTTGGCCTACCTTTCACTCATTTTCTTCCTTCTCCTCGACAAACGCGCCCCATTGATCCGCCATGGCCCGCGCGATGCCCGGAAAGGTTTTACTCCTTGTCTTCGCGTCTCTGAATCCAAATACTTTCATCGTGTCGGTGCCTTTATGCCCGCCATCAACCCATCGCGCCTGCGGAAGGCTTAATTCACTGGGCATAAGCGGCGGCAGTCCTTTCAGCCAGAGATATGTTTTTTTCTTGTATTCATCGCCAAACATCCACGGCTGTATCATCTGCGATGGTTCCGGCAGCTGCCACAGGCGCGTCGGCACCGGATTCTCTACGGCGATTCGCCGGCATGGCGCGTTGAGCATCCTCAGGAAAAAGTCCCGCGCCAATATGGCCTTCTTTACGCGCTCCTCGTTCATGTACCGGAACACATCATTGCTGCGTGTTATCCGTTCAGTCCCGTAAAACAGATGCTTCGAGCCCAGATTGCTCAGGTATGTGCATGGCGGGTGCGCGATGATAATATCCCATTCGGTTTTCAGGCAGACTTTTACCCCCCCCTGCGTAACAAAATCTAAACATCCGGCCAGAAGCGGCAGGCAGTCGCCCATGACGTGCCATTCCGGATGACCGCCTGAGCACGCCTGAATATCGCACGAATACGCCTCATGCCCCAGCGCGCGGAAGGCCATGGTAACGGCCTGCGATTCCTCGCATGCCACAAGTACTTTTATCATCCCACTTCACCGCCTGTCCGCAATTGAAACAGAATTTTGCGTGCATCTGATTCGGTTGCAATGCAGTTGCACACGAACCGCACCTCCACATTGATTTGCCATGCCTTATATCAATTGTCGGTTTCACCGGTTCCTGCGCTTTCAGCAGGGCAAGGGCGTCTTTCCGCAGCTGTTCTTCACATTCAAATGATTCTCCGTCGCCATAATACGGGCAGCCTGTATCCTCATCGCAATAGCCCGTGCAGCACTCCAGCCCCTTGATAATCTTTTCCCTGTCAGTCATCGCCGTAATGCCTCCTTATCAGCTTTGCCAGCCCGCGTTCCGCGTCCTCGATGTCGCCGTGCAGCGCCTGGCCCCAGAGCGTCTTCGCTTCCTGCATCGTAATCAAGCCGCGGGCCTTTTCGAGCTGCTTCCTGAACGGTTGCGCCTCGCGGTGTCGGCGGGCAAGGTCGGCATCGTACTCCACGTGCCTCATCCGAGCCTCACCAGCATTACGATGATCACGATCAGCGCCGTCGAGGCCAGCCCGGCCACGAAGCCGGCCACGGCGTTCATGGTCTCGCGCTTCTCCGCGCGCTTGGCCAGCCTGATCAGCTCCTGATCGTGCCACGCCTGCTCGCGCTGCAGGTCCTTGCCCTTGCGGTTGGACGCCTCGGTCATCATGTCGATCAGGGCGTGGTTCTCTTTGTCCAGCTCCATGAGTTGGCTGATGCGCGCGTGGGCCGCGCTCAGATCGCGCTTCACGGCCTCAAGCTCGCGTTCCGTCAGACTCTTCTGCGCCCGGGCCTCGTCCAGCTTCTCTTGGAGCATGGTCTTCTCGTCCGTTACCTCGTAGGTCAGGTTTTCGAGCATTTCCATCGTTCATTCCTCCATGTTGTCGGCGGTGTACTGGTACGCATCCTTGCACCTGATGCACTCGCTGCATCCGACGATCTCGCCATCGTGCAGGTAAAACTCGTCCACGTCCTGGGCGCCGCAGATCGGGCACACCGGGTGGATTTCCGGCTCGTTGGGATCCGGCACGCCGTACAGCTCCATGTTGCGGATCACAGGATGATCCGGCAGATTGTTCCAGCTCATTTTTTGTCCTCCTCGGTAGCGCTGATCGCCGCGCTGATTTCCACCTCTACCCGCGGCGCCTCCGCGTATCGCTTGACGATCCTTGCTTCCACGATCTGGGCGTCGTCGTCGTAGGCCAGCCCGTTGAGCGCGTCCGCTATGACCTTGAGTATGTTGTCGGCATCCGGCTTTTTCGTCGGCCTGATGTCCCCGTTGAGCTTCGCAGTCTTGCGCCTCTTGCTGTCGCTGGCCGCCGGGGCATAATATGCTGTGATCTGCATCATCAGCGCCACGCCCGCGCCGTATCCCTTCGCCTGCGCTCGCTCAAACTCAATCTTCACCAGATTCTCATAGCTCGCTGTGCGTTCGGGCGTATACGTTCGTGTCATGCCTCCGTTCCTTACCACCCGAGGGCGTCCCTTCCCGACCGGCTCCCCAGGCACCGTAAATCTAATCATTCGCGTCAGTCCTTTCAGATGGCGGCTTATCTCAGCATCGCGGCCACTGCTTTTTTCGCCGTTTGCCAGCCGCCGCCCGGGCGGAGTTGCTTTCCCGAGCTGGCCTTATAGGCCCGTCGTTGTCATAAGTCATCGTCGAGACTCGTGTATACGTTGTTGGCTTCATCGCGCGTGTACTCGCGCTGACTGTACTGCAATGCCGGGTTTGTCTTCGGGACCGATCCCGTGAAGCTTGTCCCCGTCCGGTCTCGCTGCTCCCACGTCCTGACGCAGGCTTTCCAGTCCTTCATGGGCTGGTTGCCGACGCGCCACCCTTTCGAGGCGTAGAAGTCGACGAAGTGCTGAGGATCGATGCCATTACCCCGCTCCGTACAATAGGCCTTAACTTCGTCTACAGTGGGCGGAGAAAATCTCTGAGCTGGTGAGGCGGCGCGCTTGCGCGCATATACTTCGGATTCGGATTCTGGATTCGGATTCGGATTCGGATTGGATTCAGGCCGCAACTCGCCGCAACTTGCTGCAACTTGCTGCGGGTTGTTGTCAAGTGCCGGTTTCGGGTATTTTGAGACCCGCTGACGAATGCGCTGATGCGACTCCCAGTTTGGGAAGTATAGGTAGGGCTTTCCGTCTACTTCGTAGAGGCCAACGCAGCCTATACCCGCCAATGCGTTTAGAGCGGCTTCAATATCCTTGTTCGTCAGTCTGTCCCTTAGCGGGAAACACGTGCCTTTGATAACTGCCGGTCTGGCGTCTCCTCGTCCATAATCATCCACGTATGTTATCAGGTTGATCCAGAGCCGAAACTGAAAGTCATTCATCGCATTCACCGTCTCAGACGTGTGGATGCTATCCTTGATGATCCTGTTCGGCATCCGTCATCACCTCAGCATCACGATCTCGCGCTTCTGGAATTCGCAGCCGGGCAAACACTCGCCGGTCTGCTTGAACTCGTCAAGGATCGCCGTCTTGCTGATTTTTGGAGGCTGGGGCACCTTGAAACGATCCGGCACCGCGTCCTCATCCTCGATCTGTACCGACCACGGCCCGAGGCGCTTACTCCATGTTCCGATGGGCGTTTTGATCTTGTCGATGTTGGCTGCGCTCATGGCCTGCTTCAGATTATCCTTCAGCCTTTCGATTGCCGCGGATGTGCGCTTTTTCTTCGCTTCGAGCCGTTTGATCTCCGCGTCCAGGGCCTCAACGTCGCTTGTCAGGTTCCTGACGATGCGCGTGTACGCATCGCCCTTCGCCATAATGTCGTTCTCGATCTGGCCCACCGCGTTGATGATGTCCTGGGCCTCCTCGTCGGTCTCGCAGGTGTCGAGCGCGTCCATCAGCTCCCGATATGCTGTGGTCAGCTCGTAAATGCTCGGCATTGTCTCAGCCCCTCTTTTCGAGATAAGTCTGGATCGCCGCCATGATCGCCTTGAGCATATCCGCCATATCATCCTGCGGGCGCTCGGGCTCGGCCTCAACCGTCGCTGCGGGTTCGTCGGGCTTGATTTCGTCGTAGCTGATGCCGAACATGCGCTCAAGCATGAGCACTGAGTTTTTTCTCAGGCACTGATTGCGCTTGACGTTCTGGAGATACCCGCTCTCAAAGCCCATTTGCCTTGAAGCCTTCGCACCGTCCAGATTGCGTGCGGCAATCGCGCGCGTCAGCTTGTCGTAATCGATGGGCTGTGTTGTAACTCTTGGCATTATTGTCTCCTCCTTAAAATGGCAGATCGTCGTCGTCAACTTCGGTAAAGGTTTGCTGCTGAGGCGTATATCCGTTCGTATCGCTCTCGGGAAGCTTCTTCAGCGCCGGGACAGGCTGTTCAAGCGCTTTACCAACTTCGCATACCCAGCGCGGTTTGACTATCACGTGCAACTTCCCATCGCGCTGCCCTATGATCTCTTCCTCGCCGAATACGATGCCCAGCATCTTCCCCTTCAGGCCCAGCTCATTCCAGTCCCAGCGGTAACCGCTGTTGCTCTGCTCAATGCAGGTAATCAGGCCCTTGAAGCGCGGGTTGGTATTGCCCGTCTGATCGGTAACCAGCTGGTACAGCGTGCCCATGTTGGGCCACTTGGCGTTGCCACCGCTGAAACCCTTAGAGCGGTCATACTGGCGGGTCATAATGCCGTCGTATTCGCTGCCCTCGCTGATTTCGAAGTACAGGACGATCATATCGTGCCCGTTCTGGCTCTGCCTGCACTCCGCACCCTTGATCCTGACCTGATGCCCTCCGGCGGTCAACGTCTCCGCGCCGCCTGTCTGTGCGGGCGTCCTGTCCCAGTTACTTGTCGGCTTCATCTTCTGATCCTCCAATGTTGTAGTATTCTTTGATCGCCTCATCCACAGCGTTCAAGTCGTTGTCAATCTCGCTGCTTTCGAACATGCCCATCGGGCTTTTGGCCACGTCCAGGCCGTCCGACTGCGTTCTGAAAATGTGCTTATTCTGGACGATCATCGCCCTCAAGCAGATCGTGAACATGCCTTCGAGGCATACCTTTTCATCAAGCAACTTGCCGATGGTCTTCGGTTTCACATCGCCCATGTCGTTTTTTTCCTCGTGCATGATGATGTAAACTCGTGCCTGTGAATGCATGTCCTGTATCTCACGGATCAGCTTGAAGAAGTCATCCGCCAGCTTATTGTACATGGCAAATACAGCATTACCTGTGCCTGTATTGGCGTGATCTCTCATGAAGTGGTTGGTAATGAGGTACCCAGCGTCATCGATCACGTAAACGCTGTATTGGGCCTTGCTGATCGACCTCTTAATTAGCTCGTAATCATCCACCTGAACGCTCTTCAGGCTGTTCTTGAAAGGCAGCGGCTTGCCCAGCACGTTAATAACGATGGTGCTATCCTTGGGCAAGTTTCGCATGCTGGCGCTCTTACCGGCACCGCTTTTGCCAATGATCAAAACTGGTATCATGTTGACTTACTCCATTCTATCTGGTATAATTCCAGATGTTGGCTTTCCTCTGCCTCTGCCTGCCCTGTGAGCGTTGGCGCGCTCATGGGGCTTTTTACTTCCTGTTCGCCTCGGCCGCGTCAATCGTATCGTAGTAATTGTCCACGATCTCGCGCGCCTTCGTGACGTACCCGTAAGGGATGTCCTCATCACTGAGGAGCTTGTCGATGATCCCGAGGATACCCTTAAGCTCCTCGGCGCTCATCGTCACCATTACGGTTTTCTTGCATTCCATGCTCGGCCCATCCTTTCAAGATGTCGTATGCTGCGCGGCGTTGCGTCTCGATGTGATGCCGCTCCAGTTCGCTCCCCCTGGGTGCCATGCTGTCATCTCGAATGATGTACCGGCACCCGTTGCGCGTCACGCCATTAGCTACGGTCATCGTCTGCGCTCCTTTCTCCCGAAAACAGTACCGCGCCCGTTATGATGCCTTCTAGCCGCAGCGCCTTGTCGTGGTCGAGCTTCCCGGCCACCTTCGCTATGACTTCGCATAGCTGCTTCTCAACCTCAGTCATGATCTCACCTCCTGTCATCCCGTTTCGCTCTTGCTCTTCGGAGCCGGACTTGTACCGGCTGACGGGGCCGGGTTCCTCCCGGCTTAGAAGTACTGATCGCCAGCGCCGTTGAGCTTGTACTGCTCGAAAATGCCCGGCACGTCGTCGGTGATCATCACGCGGTGGATGCGCTTTGCCATCTCGGCCAGTGCCACGAACCGGCGGTCGTCTGTCGCGGTTTCGTACATCTCGTACAGCTCGCGGTTCGTCATCAGGTACGCCTTGATGCGCTCATCGTTCCTGCGCCCGGTATCGCCCATCAGCTTGAGTTTTTCCTTAACTGTCATCGCTTATCCCTCCTCTTGGATCGTTTTGTGGTCTTCAGTCGAAGACCACAAAACCGTCCTTGTGCTGGAGCGCCTGCTCGCCATAAGGCTGGCAGAGAGCCGGGTTGGCGCGCCACTTTCCGCAGCCACGGTGGTCAAGGGTGCTGACCTCCTTGACGATCAGGTCGCCGTTCTCCTCGATGGAGACGACCTCAGCGATGTGACCGAAGTTGGTCACGAGGGAACCGATCTTGAAGTTTGTCATGGCAATTACCTCCTTGCTTGCCAGTCCCGTCGGCCCAGGCCCCTGTGGCCTTGGCCTTTCAACTGAGTATATTATACGTGAAGTTACTTCACATGTCAATACACTTTCTTCATTTTTGCAATGTTAAAAATTAAGTTTCTTCACTTTCGGCTTGAGGATTGACGCGATTTCATGTATAATAGAGACAATGAATGAACAGGAGGACGGATGCATGAAGAATTTTGCTGATAGGCTGCGTGAAGGTCTACGGATGCGCGGCATGAATCAGAAAAAACTTGCTGACATTATTGATGTAACACCAACCGCTGTATCGGGATTTATCAATGGCAAGTACACGCCCGGAGACCGTACAATACGCGACATCTGCAACGCCCTGAACATCAACGAATCATGGCTGCGTGACGGCCTTGGTGAGATGGAGAGACAGACGCTCGAGGCCGTGACGGCTGCGATCGCTAAAGAATACGGCCTCCAGCCATACGCCGCGCAGGTGGTCAGCGCTTTCGCCCAGGCTGTCAAGGTGCTGCCTGAACCGCAACTCAAAGCGCTCGTCAATACGCTGATCTCCGAGATGCAGCCGGAGGCCGAAACGCCCGCACTCATCCAATTGCGCAGATACTCAAATCCTGCGGCGGCAGGTGCGCCACTGTGGGCCGAGTCCGACTATGAGATGATCGATTATCCCGTCGATGTGGTGCCCAGCAAAGCAGACTTCGCTGTGATAATATCAGGCGAGTCGATGATGCCGACATATCCTGACGGATGCACTGTGTTCGTGCGCCGGACGAATGAGCCAAACAATGGAGATGTCGTGATCGCGTGGATCGACGGCGAAGGGACTGTATGCAAGCGCGCGCGGGTATCGTGTGGGCGGCTGATAAGGCTTGAGTCTGACAATCCTGAATATCCGTCAATCGAAAAGCAGGCCCTCGAAAACGTCCGAATATACGGCGTTGTCGTTGGCTTCGCTGAATAAAAAAAGTACCCGGCCATGTTGCAGCATGGTCGGGCGTGTCCGAACGGTATCGCAGGGAGCCGGACGTGATAATTATATCACCTTCGGCGAGAAACGCAAAGGTGAATATCATGAAACAATACGCTCTATACCTCAGGAAGTCACGCGCCGATGTCGAAGCCGAGGCGCGAGGCGAAGGGGAGACTCTATCAAAGCACCGCGCCGCGTTGACTGCATTTGCGAATCAGCGCGGCCTTTTTGTCGCGCGTGAATATGCCGAAATCGTCTCGGGTGATACCATTGCCGCGCGGCCACAAATGCAGCAATTGCTCGCAGACGTCAAGGCCGGGCTGTATGCTGGAGTGATCGTGAATGATGTTGATCGCCTGGGCCGAGGGGATAGCATCGATCAGGAAATAATCAAGCTCACGTTTGCCGCCGCGCATACGCTCATCATCACGCCGCTCAGGGATATTGATCCTGCAAATCCGACAGATGATGATATGCTGGACTTCTCAATGTTCATGGCGCGCTTTGAGTATAAGAAAATCTCTCAGCGCATGCGTCAGGGCCGCATCCGAAGCGCGTCGAGCGGGCACTGGATCGCGTCCGATCCACCCTTCGGCTATGTCATATCGAAAGACCTGCGCCTCGAACCTGATCCAGATCGCGCGCCGATTGTGCGCATGATTTTTGACTGGTATGTGTCTGGGGCCGCTGGCTATAATGTCATCGCGCGGCGCCTCAATGAAACTGGGCTGAGAACAGCCCATGGGAACACATTCTCCCCGCGCGCTATTCAGACGATCCTGCATAATCCTGCGTACATCGGGCGCGTTGAATGGGGGCGCAATACAAGCGTGACCGTGATCGAAAACGGAATCAAAACGAAACACCGGCGAAAAGCCGATCCCGTCGTCTGCGAAAACGCGCATGAACCATTGGTGCCCATCGAAGTATGGGATGCCGCGCAGCGCCGGGAACGTCCGGCCCCGCCAGTGAAGCGCGCGCAGAAACTCGCAAACCCACTCGCCGGGATTTTATACTGCGGGGAATGCGGGCGCATGATGATTCGGCACATCACATCAAATCATATCCCCACGCTGCATTGCATCGGCCCGGGATGCCCCACATCAGGAACTGACGTCGCAATCGTCGAGGAAGCCTTGCTCGATGCGCTGCGCGATTGGTGCGCAACATACGAGCATGTCGAGGAGGCTGCCGAGCCAGATCACGAGGCAGAGCGCGAGGCGCTGACGAAACAATTATCCGTTATCGCCGAACAAATCAGGCGTGCGCAGGAACTGGTCGAGCTGAGCGTGTATTCGCCCTCTGAGTATCTCGCGCGCCGCGCCGCGCTTGACGAAAAGCGGACCGCGCTTGAAGAAGAATTGAAACTCTTGTCGAAACCGAGCCCGGCCCGTAAATCTGAAATAATCCCGCAGATCCGATCAGTGCTTGATGCTTATCCTATGGCCCAGTCCGTCGAACAGAAAAACATGCTCCTTCGGTCTGTCGTCCGTAGAGTCACGTATTACAAAAAAATCGCCGCAAAACGCGGCGAAAACCCGGGAAAGTATTTGACCTTGAAAATCGAACCAGTGCTATCAACTAACACGTAATTTGTAGAACCGTATATGATTACAATAAAAGCCCCGCTTCGTGCGGGGCTGGCGTTCGCGTCGTGGCTGAAATATTTACAGTCACACATTTTTATCGAGAATGTTGACAACATAGCTTGAGATGCTAACACAGTTCGCTGCAGCACTCTGTCTAAGCCTGGCCATGAGCACCGCCGGAACCTTGACATACAGCGCCACGTCCTCGGCATCCTCATCTGGCAAACCAAACGCGGCCTCGTACTCGTCAGCGCTCAGGTGCTCCTCCGCCCACTCGCGCGCCTTCGCCGGAGAGAGCGGGATGATCTTCTCGCCGCCGCTCCATTCATTTTGACCGACGGTCTCGGCATAGCGGCTCATCGGGCCGCCCTCGCCATGCAGGAAGAATTCGCCGGTGCGCTTTTGATACAGCGTCTCTGACCAGTACGAAAAATCCCTGCGGTTGCTGTAACTGTCGCTGCCCATGTCGCGAGCGGTGTCAGTGTCGTAGACCTTGCCATTGATAATCTTTTTCATGGTGATTGCCTCCTTGATAATGCCGTGATTGTGTGACATCCACGGGTATTGACTATTACTTGAGGTACTTGGCAATGCTATAAACCGCCGTCTCGTCGCAGCCGTAAACGCTCTTCAGGAAATCGACGATTTTAATACGATCCGCAGCAGCCTTATCAACGGTGTAATCTTTGGCACCCATCGCCTGAGACTTAGCAACGATTTCTTCGTCAGTCATCGCAATCGCCTTAAAATACTGCGCGTTTCTGTCGTCCACAAACACCTCAATCGTCTTCGTGGCACTGTCATAAGTGCCTTTTACCTCGCGCACGCATCCGCGCTTGTAATCGCTGTAGCTAATTCTGATCGTCATTCTCGTTCCCTCCTGTTTCTGTCGTTCCCGCTCTCAACCTTGCAACTATATTATACACCTGAGTTGATATAAAGTCAATACATAAATCAAGTATATATAAAAATTAACAAAAAAGAGCCCCGGGCCGAAGCCCAGGGCATTACAATTATCATTACTTCCCGTCGTCCGCATCGGGTGGCTCATCTGTGTACAGCTCCACCGTGTGCGTAACTGCCGCGTTCCCGGCGTCGGCCAGGCCCTCGCCGATGGTGTAGGCAATGACTGACGCGGCTGACATAATCACACCTGAGATTGTCTCGACGGTCTCGGCCTCCACTTTGAAGGCCAGTAGCAGGCCACTGACGAGGCCGACGACGGCCAGCCAGAATTTACGCGAGGTAAGTTTGCGCTTCCAATCGATCATAATATCCTCCCTTTCTGCATATTCGGCACAAAATGTCGAAGTATACTTTACAGTTGTTCCCAGCCGTCGCACGTCTCGCGCGCGAGGGTGAAGTCTCCACAATGCTCGCTGTCGGCGTTGCAGCACACCTGCTCGGCGAGCGCCCACCACTTGCACGTCGCGCAGCACTTAGCCGGGCCGGTCGCGCAGTTCGTTGATTCTGTGGTTGGCATCGCTGATCCTCTCCTCGGCCACGCCCATGCGGTTCTCCAGCGCATATGTGCGGTCTATGACTTGGTTGTGCTTCTCCACCTGCGCCGTCAGTTGGCGTATCTCCGTCTTAATCACATCGATCTCGCCCTGTATCCGCTGGTCGCTGATCTCGGATTGCTTATCCAGTTTGGCGTACAGGTCGCGCGTGTTGGCGCGGGCGATCATCACCTGCACGATGATCGAGCCTGCCACGGTAATCAGGGCCACGATGATTGCTTCACTCATTCGCGCGTCACCTCCACGCCCGGGCACCGCGCCTTCAGACCCGCAATCTCGCTGGATGGCACGTGCTTCGCTGTGTACAGTCCATTCATCGGGTCGGCGGGCGCGTCCACGGCCAGCGCGCGCTTCAGCGCCTCGAAACTCGACGGTCCAAACTTGCCATCGGCATCAAGTCCCTGATCGGTCTGGAATAGCTCGATGGCCTTCACCGTCTCGGTTCCGCACTCGCCGTCCGCGCCGTATTTCGGCAGGGCGTATCCGAGTTTCGTCAGCGCATCTTGCAGTTCCTTCACGTCCGCGCCCTTGGTGCCCTTTTTGATCGTCCGGTCGCCAAGCGCGATTGTTACCGGCTCGATCTTGTCCGCTTCGCCGGAGTAGCCCACCCACGGGAGCTTGCCGTGCTTTGTCCAGTATCGCCCGTGATAGCCGTCCTTCTTGCCGATGTTCCAGACGGCCGTCACCTGCACGCCCGATTTCCAGCCGCTATGATTGGTGCACTCGACGGCCAGACCGTCGCCGACGTACACGCCCCAGTGGCCCTCAAGCCAAAGCCCTTCACCCGGCTCGATTGTGGAGAAGTCTGTGGATATTTTCCGGCAGCGTCCGATCATGCCGTTGGCGTTGGTGTCGGGCACGCCGTTGGAGCCGTACACCGCGCCGCCGTAGGTCTTGCTGGCATCGCCCGTCCAGCCCCAAAGTATGCCCTTCGTCGTGTTCACGCAGTCAAAGCCCCAGACGGGCGGCGTCTCGTTCGCCACCGCCCGGAGCTTGCTGATGTTGGTCGGCGTGTACCAGCCGTTGAGATTCTGCTTGGCCTTCGCGCTGATCGTCGCGTCCGTGACCTGAAAGCCATACGCCGCGTACATGTAGATTGTCTTGTAGTTGTTCGCCGCGTCGAGGTGCCTGCGCACAAACTCGGCCGCGCTCATGAGTATCTTAGCCATCAGACCGCCTCCCAACTGTACGAGATCGCACCGCTGGCCACGGTCGCCATCAGCCTGTACGCGCCGTCCGTGGCGGGCGGCTCGGGGATGGACGCGCCGTTCTGGCCATACGCCGCGATCTTGCCGCCGATGTAGTTGCCCAGCAGGGCGTAGTCCGCGTCCACAATCGGGTGGGTGTAGTTCGGCCTCGGTTCCGCTTCGGAGTCGCCGTTGTGGCCGATGTTGCGCTCGGCCCACGTGTCGCAGTACATGCAGCTCTCCCAATTCACGTACCCGACGTGGTTCACGCGGCACAATTCGCTCACGCGGTCGTCGAAGTCATTCATCGACCATCCGCAGGTCCCGCGCACGGTCCACGGATTGTAGCTCGCGTCATACCCTGACGGGAGCGGCTGAATGATTACGAGCTGGATTTTCGGGTATGTCGCCTTCAGGTAGTCGATGATCTCTTGGATCGCCGCGCAGATCGCGTCCAGCGTGCCCAGCGCCACGCCGCCCGAAGTGTACTTTTTGTCGTTCGCGCCGCCGTGGATCGTGATCAGCTCCACGTCTGCGAGGCCGTTGTTCGCGCCGAGCGCTTTGAGCTGCGTGACCAAATTGTATCCGCTCTGCACCTTGACATAGCCGATGCCGCCGATCGCGGCGTTCGTGAAGTTTTCAGCCGCGCCGACCGCGCGTGCGATGCGTGTTGGGATACGCAAATCTTCGTCGCACTGGTGGAGCGTGTCGCCGACGTTCGCGCCCCACACAGCGCCATACATCAGACTGTCGCCGAGGGCCAGGTACCGGCCCTGAAGCTTGCGCACGCTGGTTTTGTCGACCTTCGCCGCCACCTCGGACGGCGTGACGGACGCCTTCCACGTCGAATTCTCAAAACTCCCCAGCGTCGAGACGCGCGTATATACTATGGGCATGTACGGATTTGTCACGCGCTGAAGTATCGTGTTCGCCGTGCCCCGCAGGACTTCCAGCTCATATGGCAGGCTCAGCGCACCGGTCACAGGCGCGTGATCGTACTGGCGCCCGTTGGCGAGGATGTAGTATCCCGGAGCCTTTACGTCGTTCAGGTCTGCGCGCTCAGCGCCGCCGCTGGGTGACAATATCCCGTGCGCCAGATACGCCTCGGTATCAATCCGCTCGTTCAGCTCTTCGGCCAGCTCCGCTTCGGGCTTGCCGTATCGCATTGTCACCGTCACCGTCTCATCTACCGTGCCGCCCGCGTTGACGCCCAGCCGCAGACGCATCCCGACCGCGCCGTCCGGAACGGTGATCTCGCTCGCCGTATCCCTGATGTAGATCGTCGTGCCCCACGAGCTGGTATACCATTGCAGGCCACACCACACGCCGCTCGTCGCCGCCGTCGAAGTCTTGGTGCAGGTGAAGGTCTGGCCCGGCTCAAGCCCATACGGGAGCGCCGCGCTGTTGCTCCAAAGGTTGTTCACGCGCAGGCTGGCCGCCGTGCCGCTCACGTGGCAGTTGCCGTCAGCGTCCCACGCCCACGTGATGTCGGTCGTGGTCGTGCTCGTCTTGGTCAGGGTGGGCACCAGATCATAGGCGTTGTATGGCGCAAGCGCCCGGAAGGCGCCGTTGCCTACCGAGGCCGCAGCCGTGGCCGCGTCCGTCGCCGCCTGCATGCGCTGATACTCGGCCTGAATGTCGTCGATGTCAGGCACCGCGCTCCCCGGGTCCAGCTCCTCGCCGGTCGTGGTCGGTGCGACGTTGCCGGTGCAGGTGTACACCGCGCCCTTCACGCCTGCATCAGTCGTGTTGAAAATCGTCAGCGTGAAGCGCCCGGGCTCCGCGTAGCAGGCCTGCGGTAGCTCGATGATGCACTTTCCGCCCGCCACCGTGCCCGAAAGCATCAGCGTTTTGCCGTCCGCGCGGATGTAGCGCGCCGTGGCCGTGCCGTCGAAGGCGTAGTCCGCGCCCCCGCGTGTGGCCGATATAATAAACTCGTGCGAGTCCTGTTCGCCGCCGTACAGCTCGCCGTACAACGTATCCTTGCGCAGCGTCTCGTCGAGATTGACGGATTTCGGGATAAAGTAGACCGCCATGTTCAATCCCCCTGCCTCAGTGTGATCGTGATATACATGCCCTGCCAGCGCTCATCGATCAGCGCCACCAGCCGGGTGTAGTTGTCGTAAATCGTCGTGTTGTGGTCGCTGACGAACTCAATCACTTTTGTCGCCTCCGGGTCGCCGAAGGCCTGCGCCAGCGCCGGAAGCTCGCCTTCCGGCAGTGCGATGCTCAGCGAGCCGCCCGACCCGCCGCACCAGTGGACGGGATACTCGGCCCCGTTTGATAGCCTCACTTTGTACATTGTGCCTCATCCTCCCGCAATGCCTGCTTCAGCGCGGTCAGACGCTGTATCACGTCGCATATCGTCAGCGCCCGCTGCGCGCCGCGCTGATCTATCGCAGCGTCCAGCGCCACGATCATCTCGTCGATCAGTTTGATTTTGTCCATCATGCACCTCACTGCGACAGCACCGTGATCGATGTCACCGTGCCGCCGGTCGTCATGTAGTTGATCGTAGTCCATCTCGCCGGGTGCCCGAGCGCGCTGAAGGCGTTCGTCGCCGTCAGTGTGTCAGCGCGAAGCCACGTCGCCACGCTGGTTCCCGATGTCAGGTTCGTGATCCTCGCATTCGTCGCCCCGAGCTGGTTCGTCAGCGTCTCGCCGTTTAGCACGATCTTGTCCGCGCTGATCGTCACGCTCGATCCCGCGTCGTTCACCGCGGCGACAATCGAGGCGGCGTTGATCGAGCCGTTCGTCACGACGAGCGAGATGTTCCCGGCATTTACGCTGATGTCGCTTTTCATGTCGTTGAGGTTGTTGTTCGCGTATATGATCGTACCGCCGGCGCTGATCGCGACGCCGCTTTCCTGCAGGATGTCCTCGACGTTGGTCATGTCGATTTGATAGGCCCGCAGGCTGATCTGGTACTGGTTTGCGGTGATTTCTGTCTCGAACTCTGAGCGCTGAAGTTCCGCGTTTGTCTGGCCTCGGCCACCACCGCCGCGCCCACCTCCGCCGCCGCCGCCCGCTTGTGATGCCGTCTCGCGGCTGATGTAGATAATATTCGGGATATATGCGCCGATGACCGGGCGCGTCGCCGTTGGGTCGAGAAGATCGACCGTAAGCTGGACGATCTCAAGCTGAAGTTGTGCGCCGATGGGCTGAATATCAACCAGCGCCGTATCATGCAGTCTGATCGGCTCGTCCGCATACCCCAGCCGGTACAGGTCGCGCACCGTGCAATCGACCGTAACTTTGGGAGCGTTTGACGTCTTCAGTGAGGCCCATGTTTTCTCAAGCAGGATTTCCGCGTCGTCGATGTCGGCATTCTGATAAAATCCCCAGCGCGGTCTGCCGTTGCGCCCGTATAGCGCCGTCGCCTCAGGGTCTTCTATGTACGTCTGCCCGGATGGCTTCGCCGGGTGTTCTGCCGTCTGAGTCCACTCTGCGTCCGCGAAGGTCAGCGCCTGATTGTCAGTTGACTTGCCATAACCATACATGGCCGTTATAACTTCGCTGTCATCATAGACGACTCCCGCCTCGTCGGTGTTCTTGTCGAGGCTCAAACGAAGCCCGCGCCACGTGCCACCTGCAGGCACAATATCGAGGTATCGGCCCGTAATGCCGCTCGCGTCATAGGTCACTCGCGGCATGATGTACGCATTCCAGTTTGTCTCGATTGTTCTGACGCCCTGCCAGACGCTCCCGCGCGAGATGTCCGCGCTCTGCGTCCCGGTCGTCGTGTCCGTGCCCACCTGCCAAAGCGTCCCGGCCAGCAGCCTACCCAGTGCCGCGCCTGCCGTCTCGTCGGTGATCTTCACGTTGTCCGTGTGCTCGTCGCTCAGCTCGCTTATGACGATGTGCTCCGCCGTTGTCCGCTGATAGTGGTCAGGCTCGAGGCTCTCCACCTTCCTGATCTCGAAAAACTGGGAAACGCCCTCCGGGTCTGTGAAGCCGATGCGCTGCCCGCGCTGAATGGCCTTGCCGTCGATGTAGGGAAACTCCGCTGACAGGCTCATCTCCTCCACGGTCCACACCGCGCTCTCAGCGTCAGCCCGGGAAAAAAGCACCGCGTCCGCCGCCGTGAAGAACAAAAACTCCATTACATCCACCTCTCACGCCAGCGCACGGTGCCCGTGCCCGTGATCGTCATGCTGCCCATTTTCGGCTTTATGAATGTGGAGCCGAAGGTGTAGGCGCTCATGATGGACGCGCCGCCAACCGCTGCCGTCTGCCGGTTCAGGTCTATGACCATATCGCCCGCCGGTATCGCCGAAAATGTCATCGTGTCGCCGCCGTCGCTGTAGCTCTGGTTCGTGGCCTGCGCCGTCAGCGTCCGCGTGATCTGCATCAGCGGCGCGGCGCTCCCACTCACGTAAAACGCCGTCCCGCAGGCCGCCGTTCTCTCCGCCTCGGATGTCCAGAATGGGTTGTCCATCGTCGTGAACACGACGCGCAGCTTGCTTTCCCACCATTGCCTCAACGATGGCTCCGGGAGCTGGGTGCATATCGCCTCAAGATAGCGGCCATCATGCCCGGGCAACTGAAGCCGGCCGGGCGTGTCGCTGGCGGCCCACGCGTTGACGGCCAAAAGCGCATCTTGCCGCATCTGCCATTGGTCATCGATCAACGCGAATGATACCTCAACCGTTCGGCTTCTGGGTATGATGCGCACGAAATCCGCGCCCGCCAGCGTGCCTCGCTGACGGGCCACTGCATTAAGCGAAATGGGGGAGACCCGCACGTCCATGACGCGAACTTCAGGGACGACGCTTTCAAGCGCAATGTTGTTGAAATATATCATCCCTGCCAGCCGCTCCTTTCGAGATTCCTGTAGCTGTTTGCCTGCGACGCCGATATAACGCGGCCCACCGTGCGCCCGTCCAGATACACGTTCCCGCCCGCGCTCACGTTGTCTCGCATGACGCCGCCCAGAGCGTCGTAATCAATCGAGTTTGCCGTGCTCGCGCCGCCATACCGGAAATTGCGCCAAACCTGCGCCTCTGCTGCGGTCAGGATGCTTTCGCCCTCGTGGAGGACGCTTAGGTATCCGTCGAATGGCACATAATCGAGGCCGTTCGCGTTGCTGCCGTCGGGGACGTTGACGCTGTGATTCAGGATGCCGCCGCCGGGCGTAAAGCTCGTAAAGATATGTCCGCGGCCAAAACTGAAGCCGGTCGCCAGATCGAGCCGGGCGAGCTGCGCCAGAACGAGGTCGACCTCCGTCGTCAGGTCTGGCAGTTTCGCCGCGATGCCGTTAACCAGCCCTGACAACGTGCTCTCCATCGCTGTCTTTGCGCCGTCGGCGAGGTCGAGGTTCGTAATCATCTGGTTCGCGTCTTCGACAAGCCCTTGGAAAACCGCGTCAGCGTTAAGCCGTTGCATGGTGAGCATGTCCGTAAAGCCCTCTTTGCCCGCCTCGGCCTGCGCGAATGCGTCGTTGATGTCCTTGACCTGCTGCGCTGTCGCGCCTGTCAACGCGCCCAGATAGTCGTAACTCTCAAGGCTGCCGTCGCTCAACGATGCCAAAAGCTCCTCACTATATCCCATCTGCCGCGCCGTTATAATTCGCTTCTGGTATTCCTGCATGTACGAGATCTGGTCTTGCAGGCCCTTCAGCATGTTCGCCGCTGTGGGTATCGTGTTTTCCGCGTCTGCGATCTTGATCTGTATCTTGCCCTTGTCCTTAAGGTCTGCCATCTGAGCCGTCAGGTCTTTAACTTTGCTCCGTGCTTTTTCGGCTGGGCTTTCGATTTCGCCGAAGCCGTTGACGACAGAGCGCACCATTGTTTCGGTGTCCTCGCGAGTTTTGTCGTAATAATCATTTACGGCCTGCAACGCTGTACCCAGCCCGGTAAGTGCGTTCGTCGCTGTCGTGGCTGCCTCGCCCGTCAGGTAAAAACTTTCTGCAGTCTGTGTCGCGGCGGATTCGGTGTCGGACATTTTATCCTGAACCGCTTCTTCCTGCTGATTAAGTATATCCAGCGCGGCGTTGTAGTCGGCAACATACTGATCATATTTGTCGAGGGCTTTTTCTGCTTTGATGGTTGCTTTGTCCCAGTCGAACAGCGCTTGCGAGCGCTCGTCAAATCTGTCGCCCACGCCCCCGATAGCATTATTTATCCACCCGGCCCTGATCTGGGCTTCTTCGGCATCGGTCATGCCCATCATTGTTAGCTGCCTGCCGAGCCGCTCCTTCTCGGCCTGCGCCACCAGATATTCAGCATAAAGCGAATATCTGTCACCGTATTGTTCGCTCAGGGCTTGCCGTTTTTTGCCGATGTCAGCGAGCGTAGCCTGAAGGATCTCCGTCTCGCGCCACGCCGTGATATAATCCTGCAATGCTTTTGTGCCGCCCTCGACTTCTCCCGTCTCGGTATTGATGATCGATGACAGCCCAGGGATAACTCCGACCAATTGCTTGCAGATATTGAGCCACATCGCCTGAGCGTCTGCGACGTCCCCGGTCTCTATGCCCAGTGCGGTCAGATACTCCGCGTATTCGTCGGACGCGCCGAACAGGCCTGACAATACGGTTTCACTGTTTCCGCCTGTAAAGCCGGCCATGAACGTTTGCTTGAGCTTGTCCCAGCCATCAGCGCTTTGCGGGTCCAGCGAGTTTGCGCCCGCCGCCAGCGTTTCAAGCCACGCCTTTGTATCTTCGGCGCTTTCGCCGGTCAGGGCCGTCAAGGCTCCGGCGTCATCGGCCAGCGCGCCCAGGAGTGTTTTCCACGCCTCGGCCTTTTCGGTGCTCGCGCCGTCGGAATTGATAGCCGCTGACAGCGCTTCTATATTCGTGCCAGCGTTGGCAAGGCCGGTCAGTGCGCCCGTGTTGCCGAGCACAGCAATGAGCTTGTTCCATCTGTCAGGCGCCGTGGTTTCGAGCGCGTTCACGCCGCCGGTGATCTTGCTCAGGTATGCGCTCTCACCGTCATCCGTCAACGTGAAGGCGTTCAACTGGTTCAGTATATTTACCAGTGCTTGCGCCTTTTCTGCCGTGCTTTCTATCTCGGCTACTTTCGTCGCCGTATCGAGGGAGATGTCGTTGAAATCGTCGAATATCGTCTTGTCGTTGTTCTGCGTCAACGTGCCCAGCATATTGTTCGCCGCAGTGACGACACTTGTAATTGTAGGCAGGAGCGTTTCGCCCAGTTTCGTCTTGAGGCTCTCGATGTTCGTCTCAAGCATGCGCATTCCATTCGCGTATCCGTTGCTCGTCCGTGCGAAGTCGCCCTGGGCGTCGGCGGTCGCCTGCATTATGTATTGGTATCTGAGCATGATCTGTTCGCCCTGATCCATTTGTGCGAACGTCTTCGTCAGCCCCTGTTGCAGCGCGAATGCTTCGAGATTCGCCGTTGACATGTTAATGCCCAGCTGCTTTAGCGGTTCGGTCTGGCCGCTTATGCCGGACTGGATTTTCTGGAATGCGCTGTCGAAGTCCAGATTGTAGAATGATGCCATGTCTGCGGCGAGCCCCGCGAGGTCGGTGCTCATCTTCATGATTTCCGGGCCTGCCATGCCGGATGATTTGGCCATCGCGCCGAGCGTTGACGCAAACCTTTTCGCCTGGGTCTCTGTCAGGCCGAATTGTTCCCCGGCCTTGCGCGCCCACGCGTCAATCTTTCCGCTGTCCTCGCCGAATGTCGCATTGACAACATTTTGCACCTCTTCGAGGTCGGACGCTGCGTTGATTGCTTCCTTGCCGAGCTTCAGAAGTTCCTTGCCCGCATTAATGGCAAAATCCTTAATGCGCTCGACATCAAACGCCCGCCCGAAGGCTTGGCTAATGTCGTCGCTGCTTTCTTCGGCCGCATTCGTCCACCTGCGGCTCTCGCTGCGTATTGCCTCGGTTGTCTCGTCGAGGGCCTCGCGCAGTGGCCTGTTGTCGCCTTCGATCGAAAATACAACGCGCCCGTCATCAGCCATTATTACCACCTGCCATACTTAAAAGTCCGTCAAAAATGCTCCGCACCGATCGGTCGTAATTCTCGGCCATCTCTTCGTCCGTCAGCTCAAGCGCGTGCGCGACTTTTGCTTTTGCCAGCCATGCGCGCTCCTCGGCGTTCCACTTTGTGGGCTTCGGCATGGGCCGCGCTCGGATCGTCAGCACGTCTGAATATCTCGTGCCCTCCGCGATGCCTGCAAGGAGTGCCGTAAACTCAAACCAGCTCAGATGATCGCGCCAAAGATTTATGCCGTATTCCTGATAAAATGCCGCGAAAATAAGCTCGGCGTCTTGGTCGATGTCCGTGATTTTCTTGTTGTCACTCGCGCCGCGTCTGTCACCGAAAAGTAATTCGCGCAGCGCTTTCAGTAGCTCAATCTGTCTGCTTCGCTTTCGTGGCGGGTGTCGCATCATGCAGCGAAGCGCGAGCCAGTCGCGCGCCTCATCGGTCAGGTCGACGCGCGTCATGATTTCGTTCATGCGCATCACGTTTCTGAAGTCGGTGTCTATCCTGTACCGCCGCCCGCTGACCGTGACGTGGGTCGGGATTTTATCGTGTATGCGCATAGGCTCTCTTTTGTGCCCGCGTGACTTTTTTATTCAGGCGCTCTGAAAAATACTGTGAGCAGATCGCGAAAACGCACCCCGCATTCTCCCGGTAAAACTCAAACAGTTTCTCGGCCTGCGCTTTGCCGAAAATCGTCTCGGCAAAATATCGGGCTATTTCTTCGAGCTGTTCCTCGCCGCCCTCTTGCTGTAGCTGTATTGACTTTTCCCGAACATTCAGCAGCCCGGCCACCATGCGCTGGGCGTCGCCGTCGACCGTCAGGCGGAGCGTTTCGCTCCCTTCTTTGATCGTCAGCGTGTCATGCACGCGGTTCAGCGTCAAGGGCCGCTCGAATAGCCGCCGGACATAATCAAATATCATGGTGCCCTCCATATGCAAAAAATAGGGAAGGCGCTATAGCGCCCTCCCTGTTGTGTTGATGTCCGTCAGGTCACATCCGTAACCGTCGGCGTGCCGTTGAAGTAGATCGTGCAGCCGAAGGCGTTCACGTCCAGCGTCTGGCCGCCGAAGCTGGTCACGTCGCCGATGGTGGCATCGCAGATAATCTGTTTGCCTTCAGCCACGATCTTGACCGAGGTCTTGCGATCGTCGCCGAGCGCAAACTGCTTGCTCACGATGTAGTCCTGCGCAGGATCGCCCACGATGCGCCGCCCGCTCACGCTGATCTGCGGGGCCGCGCCGGTTACCTCATTGTGCGCGAAGCCCTGGCCGCACAGGAAAAAATACTGCTGATTCTGCTCGTTCGGCGTGAACTCCATGCCCTCGATGCCCTTGCACAACTTGGCATAAGTCCACGTCGTGCTGCTCAGCTCAGTGCCGATGTACAGCTCGTTCGCCCAGTTGGGATTCATCCAAATCACTCTCCCATAAAATAATACCTGACCGACAATGCGCCGGCCATCAGCCATTGGTTGTTATCCTCTCGCCCTATGACGCTCGGCCACGTATAAGTCGTGATGTCTACGATCTCCCACCCATACGCCGAAGGATACGTGCGAAGCCGTGTCAGTTCCTCGAATATTCGCGCCATGTCGTCAGATAGGGTCTGGAGGTTTGACTGCTTCGCGTTGATCGTCACATCGAGGGGGATGTATTGTCCTTTGTCCAGATAGGTTTCGTTCGTGCTCGAAGGCCCAGGCTCGCATACGATGCCAGGCCCCGTCGGGAGTGCGCCGCGCGTGACGGTTGCGAACAGATGCAGACCATTCATGAGATTAATCACGGCCTCAACCACTTCATTCATCACGCTCAATGCGCACCTTACCTCCCATCAGGGCCTGAAGTTGTCGTGCCCACTTTTCGCTGTACCGCTCTTTCGCCGCTTCTGCCCATCGCCACGTGGCCTGCGGATTCATGTCGGCGTACGCCGTCCTGATCTCCCAGTATTGCCTCTTGGCGTATGGAGTTTGCCATATAAGCTTTCCCTCCGCGAGCCTTGAATGTATGAGGCTTGATGCGATGAGCGCGCCGGTGTCCATCTTGCAAAATTCATTACAGTCTGCGAGAATCTCTTCAGCCATGGGCTGCATTATCGCAGGATCAGAGATGTCAAACCTTTCGAGCACGCGCGCTTCGTCAAACTGGATCTTGATCGACATTATACGCACCCCACTTCATAGTGGTGCAGATCATCGTCGGCCTCTCGCAGCGCGTCAACCGTCATCACTGTGTATGTTTGGCCGCGTACCGTTACGCGCATGTCGCCTCCGGCCTCGTGCGCGCTTTCGAGAAGCGCGGGCCAGTCCAGATGCGGGGTCGAGCGTCTCGCGTCAACGAAAAGCACAGACCGCAGCTGCTGATCTGTGTTCGTCTTGTTCTTCCTGATCTCGGTCGTCGGCTGCATGTGAACGTGCTGTACCGTATAGTGCGCGTATGTCTGATTCTGATACAAATCGACGCCCGTACATACGTCCACCTCGGCTGTCGTGCGTAGGATGCGCGCCGGTATCGGTGCAAGCATCAGTACCACCACCCAGCCGCGAACGGTTCGCCCGCTGTCGGAACCTGCGGATTTATCAGCCCGGTCTGTTCGAGGTAGGAGACGGACAGCGGCGAGATTGCCGCCGAAAGTCTCCCGGCCCCTGCTCCCGTGCTGGCCTTGCCCTGAACCGAAACCTTGCCCACTGTCCATCCGCCGTCTGAGCTGTCCCCGGTCGCCGTCTCGGTGCCGTTGACCGCGAAGAAATCGACCTGCGCACATACAGCCTTCTTGTAGAGCGTCTGGATCATCTGCGGATATGAGCTGAAATTGTCTCCCGTGACCGCCCAGCGCGTCATAGCGCCCACGACGTCTTCAGCGCGGGCGCAGAGCGCCGGGAACGAGGCCTCATCGGCCTCGCTCCCCACGTAGACGGTCGCATAGTAATCGAAGTCTACAAGCGCGCTCATGTGCTCACCTCATCAGGTGCCGACGACCAGCGTGGTGCTCCCGCCGCCGACCACATAGCCGGTCTGGATGTTCACCAGTGCCACGGTGATGTACTTGCCCGCCGTCTGGCTGGTCAGGGCAATCGGATTCGCCGTCGCGTTGGCCCAGGTCTTGGTCGCGTCAGGCACGGCGCCATAATTCAGGGTGATCGCCGCGTCGTTTCCGGTGCTGTACACCAGCTTCAGGCCCGCCACGGGATTGCCGTCTGCCCAGATACCCGCACCAGAGACAGCCACGTTGGAAGCGCCCGCAGCGCTGCCGGCGGTGGAGGTCACGGTCAGGGAGCCCAGGGACGGGGCCGCGCCGAGGTTGGCGTACACGCCCGCCTGCCGCTGGTTCAGGATGAACACGCCGTAGTAGTAGCGTTCATAATACAGGTACTTGCCCTTGCTCTGAGCGGTGGGGGCGCTCATCATGCTGGTCTCGTACTTGATGGGCGCGGCCACAGCCATCGGGTCGACCAGCAACATGTTGATCTGCTGCGCGTTGGAAGTGTCGACGGCCCAGCCCTCGGTGAAGATGTAGGCGGTCTTCATCATGTCCTCGGGGACCTCGATCACGGTAACGCCGTCCAGGCGGGCGATGTTGCGGTCAACGTCGCGGATGCCGTTGGTTACCTCGATAAACCGGGTCATGCCGGTCGCCTGCTTCAGCAGCTTGTAGGTCGCCGGGGTCATGTACGCGATCACGCGGTCGCGGTTCACGCGCTGGTTGACCATGTAGGCCAGAGCGTTGTCCCACTCGCCGAGGATGTTCGCCGCGCTCAGCTGCGTGGTGCTCACGCCGCCGAAAGCAGATGCGAAGCTCGCCAGCTTGGAGGCCATGAAAGCGTCCATCTCTGGCACCTTCTGAAACTCGGTGAACGCGCGGGTGATGTTGGCGATGGTCGCCACCAGGTTGGTCTCGTCGATGTCCATCGGGTCGACGAGGGTGTCCCACTCACGGTCCATCTGCAGCTCCACGGCCTGCAGCTCGTTGTTCCAGTTGCGGTTGAAGGTGCCGGTGATCTGGTCACGGTTCACCGCCCGCGCGCCGCTGGTGGTCAGCGTGGGGATGTACATGGTCTTGCCCATGCCAGGGCGGTACAGCGTGGAGTTGGGGGACGCCCAAATCGCGCCAAAGTAGGACAGATACGGATACGCCTGGGCCAGCGCGCGGCTGTACTCAGCAGCGTAATTCACAGGATCCTGAGAAAAAGGCATGTTCATTTCTCCTTTCGGTCATTTCTTGTCGGGGACGAATCCCCACGCCTTGGCGAAGCCGCTCACCGCGCCTTCGTCGCCCTTGGGCATGCTGCCCTCAGTGGGCGCTCCGAATGTGGGTTTCTGGCCCGCCGGTGCCTGGGCTGGCGTGAAATACTCCTCGTAATTCTCGCGGATGCCCTTCAGTTGTTCCTCGACGGATTTCGCGCCGTCTGCGCGGTCGATCATGCCATAGACCGTCTCGAAAAACTTGGGCTTGACACCCTCGTACTCCTTGGAGCCTCGCGCCGTCTGCATCTGCTTATAGGCGTCATACTCGCCCTGCAGTGCCTTGTATGCGTCGCTCTCCTTGGGGTCGGGTGCCTTGATGCCCTTTTCCCATTCCGCCTTGGCATTGGCAAGCGCTGTTTCCTGAGCCTGGGCCGCCGCGCCCTTGGCGATATACCCATCGTCCAGCGCACGGCCGTACAGGCCGAAAACCTGTTCCGTTCGCTGCTCGGGGGTAAGGCCCTCGTTGTTCATGATGTCGTTCAGCGCTTTGCGGGTGAAAATATTGCTCATACTCCTCCTTTATGCGGCCTGATAGAGTGATAGGCCGATGCGTGTTTATCGCCCCGCCGGGCGTGATGGTATGAAAAAACCGCCATGACGGCGGTTCGATCATCACTTCTTTTTCTTCGCAGGCTTGGTGACCTCATACGGGTTAGGGATCTCCTGCCCGCATTTCAAGCAGAAGAAAACACAGTTGGTGCATCTGAAAAGGCTGTGGTCGCAGGTCATCAGTATCACTCCTTCTTTTTATTCAAACGTTCCCGAACCATTCGTTCATCCTGTCGCGTGTCTCGGTCGGGAAGGTCGTCGGATCGTAACTGTCCTTCGGCGGGAACGATGCGTTGACCGGAGTATACTCTCGGTTTTTTCGCCGCGCCCGGCCAGTCTCATCACAAAACGCCTGTATCTTTTTGCCCGCTTCGTTTACCCTGCGCTGTTGGGCCTTGATCTCGTCATCGGTTGCGCCTTGCTCTTTGAGCGCGGCCAGTTTCAGTCGCTCCTGACGGATCCCGCGTTCGAGTGCGCGCTGTTGCTGGCTCTCTTTGTATGTCTTCTCGTTGTCTTCCTCGTCCTGCGGTTGCCCCCGCAGTGTGGAAAACCTGGGAATGAAAGCCATAGGGTAATGACCGCAGTTGATGCCGAACAGGCCCGCAGGTTGCCCGCGTGAAGTCTCGCTTTCCGAATATGCGTGAATCGCGTTTCCGTCCAAATCCTGCACGTCTATGGCCGGGCCCTTGTTGATTATTTTCCCCTGCCATGGGTAGCATAGCGGGCGCGCGCCGTTGTGGCTGCTCACCTGATATGTGTCGACGCCGTACTCCTCGCAGCGCTCGAATACTGCCTCGTTCGCCGTATTGTGCAGCGTTGTCCGAATGTCCATAGCCACATATGCCTCGGGTGACCAGTGCCGCCCGGCGTGATCGACGAACCCGGTCAGCCCGTTGTCGCACATTTTTTGGACCGCGTCATGCATCGCCTGATTCCATGACGACACGCCCATGATCGTTTCGCCCGCAGCGACGTTGACGAACTCCTGCGTGAGCTGGATGCGGTTCACGATGTCGCTGACCGTGGCCTGATATGCCGCCTGCGTCGATTCGAGCATGACCGTGTTCACGAGATTAAGCTTGTCAGCGCTCTGCTTGTAGTATGATCTGAATGCCTGCATCTGGTTCGGCGCCAGTGTCGGCTCAATGGGGGCTTTAGACGTAAGGCCTTCTTTTGCTGCGCGTTGAAGTGCTGGCTCTTCGTTCTTCAGCGCATCCATGATCGCGCTTTCGAGCGCTTCCTGTAGTGCCGCGTCTGCGCCGCCGAGGCTGCTTGCGATGATCTCGACGGTCTCTTTGGTGATCTGGCCCATCTGGGCCAGCATCCGAACCTGATACTCGAAAAGCTCGCGCGGCTCTTTGCCCTTGTTGATGTACGGGAAATATCGTGCGAGATTTAGGATTATCCTGTCGGTCACGCCCTCGTATACTTCAGCAATGGCCCAGCCCAGCTCGTCAAGGTAACGCGGCCTCATTTGTTACTCTCCCGTCCCGCCAAACAGGCGCGTTATGTCAACGGCGTTTCCTGTGCCCTCGCTTCGGATTCTTTCAAGCTCTGCCTCGGCCTGTTCGGGTGTCAAGCCCTGACCGTATTTCTTATCCGTCATGAACGTGTATTTGCTCAACAGCCCTGCGCCGACCAGCATCACGCCCTCGTTTATGTTCGTCTGTCGATCCTGCGTCACGCCATCGTCGAACACGACGTTGACGTGATAGCCGCCCGCCGCGAGGGCCGCGATTTTTTGCCCCTCGAAGTCCATGTCGTAGAGAATCGCGATGTCGATGATGTTCCGCACCATATGCTCGATTGCGGGCCTGATCTGGTTCTGCACCGTCTTGATGGTCTTATACGTCTTGCTGTTCTCGCTGACCACCTCGGTCGCGGTCTTTATGCCGCTGTGCTGATCGAATGAGAACGTTGACGCGCTGAAGCCGACCTGAAGACACAGGATGGACAAAAACGCGTTGAGCGCGGCGACGTGTTCCTCGACCCTGATCTCGACGCTGTTGTCTATGATCTTCAGATCGTTCGGGTCGTCACTGGCAAGCGCCTCATACGTTTCATCGGTCGCGTCGAAATACCGCCTGAGCGCGCCAGTCTGCGGGTCGACGATTGTACGCACGGCCCGCGCCGGGACGATGATCCGTTTCTTGCCCAGCCGGAACTCACGCACGAACGAATCATAGCAGATGTCCAGCGCGTGGAGCGTTTCGAGCGCGTTGCCGTATATGCTCACGCCCAGCGGGCTGTTATCGTCGATGTTGTTCGCAATCGGCGTCCTGAAGTACGAGAACAGCGAGTCCTCGACCGGTATCTCCGTCCTTTCATCAAGATACGGGTAAATGTCCGCGAGGGGCCAGCGCACGCCGAGGATGTCCTGATCACTCCCCGGAACGCCGCCCTTTTGCATCTCGCTCCGGTACAGTTCGTTCGTGACGACGTATGTCGTGCCGTCCCATTTATGCCACTCGAGGCGGGTGTAATAATACCCGGCCTTCGCTTTGCGGGAGATGAAAACGCCTTCGGTCACGCGGGCATTATCCCATGCAATCGGGATGAACTGATCGGCCATACAGTATCCGAGTCTGATCGTGCCGGAGCCCGGGATCTCGTTTCCCTCGTCGTCGTGCCGAGCTTCACGCCAGACCTTAATCGCAGCGCCGCCCAGTGCGAGGGCCTGCTCGATAAGTTCCTGCATCTTTTCGCTGAATGCGTTCTCCGTCAAAACATGATTGACGAACGCGCCCAGCGGGTCAGGGCTCTCGTCGGTGCTTTCGCGCCCGTCCATTGTGACGTTGACTTCGCACTCCTCGCCCCAGACGAGCGAGGCCAGCTCCGCGCAGATCGCCTTCGCGGTATTCAGCCTGAACAATTCGCGCTCGCCCTTCGCGTTGGCAATGGTTGGGGCCTTGACGATATGCCAGGGCTTGTACAGTCCACGGTAAAGCCATTTCCAGACGAATATGCCGAACTCGTAAAACTGCGAAAAAGCCGGGACGCCGCCCAGCTCAAAAACTGTCCTGAAGCTCCGGGCTATGCCCGTCTCAGCCGCGCCACGCTGCACTATGCGCCGCCCCCATTCTTTGACTTTGTTTAGCCATTGCATATGTCATCTCCACCCCTCGATGAGGATCGGGATCTCGCGCTCGAAACCGTACTCCATCGCGTCGAGCGAGTCGATGTTCGTTGTGCCATCGTCCAGCCTGACGTCCTCGGTTATGTATTTCCCGTCCCAGAGTGCGTCCTTTAATGCGCCGATCGTCTGTTCGCACACTCGTTTAATAGCGAACCGCCCGGAACCCATCAACAATAATGTTGCCCTTATGCGGTCATTGATCGGGCGTTTTCGCGCGTCGCCGATGTTGACGCCCAGCCCAGCAGTCGATGCAGCCTGCCTCAGTCCGTTTATGAGCGTCTGCTCCGCACTGTCGCACCATACGTCCGAGACGATCCACCGGGCCTTGCATCGCCGCACAAAATCGACGAACGCCGCCGCGAGCGCGACCGGGTCGAGTGCCCGTTGTTCGTGGTATTCGTCGAGAATGACGAGCCGCTGCCGTGACGTGAACCCGACCGCGCAGAATGCGTGCGCCGATGTGCCGCCTCCGAAGTCCACGCCGATATTGACGCGTGTAACCGCCTCGCCCTGCGGCAGATCGTCCACGATGAATTTATCCGGCGAATCAAGGAAAGGTCTGTAGATCGCGCCCTCGGCTGCAACCCATAGCCCCCGAATATACCGGTCATACAATACCGTGCCCGCGTACTCGCGCTTGAGATTGTCGACGAATGTCTGGTCGAGGAATGGGTTGTCGTCTATTGTGTACGCCTGTTGAAATATATCGGCGTCGCTGTCAAGAAACTGCTTGAACCAGTGACGCGGGTTGTCTGGGTTGCACGTGCCGTCGAAAACCGAGTAGGGTTTATCGAGACGGCTCTTGAGCATCTCGAACACGCCCTGGTTCCACGTCGTGATCTCGTCGCCGTAGCAATATTTGATCGACGCGCCCCGGAGCCTGTTGACGTGCGCCTCGTTGTCCGCGCCGAGGATGAATACCTGCTGACCGAACATCGTGCAGGAGTTGTCCGTCCTGATATTACTGATCCTGCCCGGGCCGTATATCGTGACCATCGGCAGGATCACGTTTCGCCTGACCGTCTCCCGCGTGTTGCCCAGAATGACGTTAAGCCCCTCACGTCCCGCCACAGCCACAAGCCGCCGGGGGATGAGGAAATAGTCCATGTAGGTTTTGCCCGATCTGGTCGCGCCGGTCTTGACGTTCCAGCGGTGGGAACAGCCGCGCCAAAAAGCGAGCTGCTTTTCACTGCCTGGCTGCATCGTCCCACCTCTTGAGCATCGCCATGAGCGGGTCGTCGGTATCGACCGCGCCTGTCTGCGGCTTGTCGCGCCACTTATCAGGTCTGCGATTCTTGAGCCAGTAAATCTGCGCGGTCGTATCGGGTGCGATGTAAATCTCTTCCTCGACGAACTCGATATGCTCTTCCTCTATCGTGCCTTTATCCTTGAGCTGTCGCTTCATTTTGACCTTGATCGGCTTTTTGATCGTGACGGTGTACCCGGTCGCACGTTTGAAGAGCGCGTTCTCGACCTCGATGTCCACCGGAGCCTTCCCTTTTTTTAAGGCTTCCAGAATTTCCGGGAAGCGGTGGTCTTTCCATTCGCACAGCGTCGAATAAGATACGCCCATATTGTGCGCGATCTGTTCGTCGGTCAGCCCGTCCCGCGCCCATCCCTCGATGCGTAGCAGGCCGTCAGGGGTCAGCCACTCCTCATACTTGCCTTTCGCAATGGTGAATCACCCCCGATTAAACCACTGTTCATAAACTGCCGTTGCAACCTGAGCCATCATAACAGGCGGAACGGACATGCCAGTAACAAAATTCGCATCTTGGTCGCCGAAATCATAGTCTTGCGGGAAAGTTTGTATGTTCCTCTTGTCTCCCGCTGACTGTCTCATTCCATCGAATCCGCGATAACTTTCGCTCCCGCTGACGTTTGTATGTGCAACATTCTCGTCCCAGTCGATTTTTTGAAGGAACCCGCTTGCCTTATTCCTGATTCGCTCACTTATGTCTCCAAGGTCTTTGTCTCGCCTTGTCCTTTTCGCTAATAATTTTCCGGCAATACTATCTGGATCAACATAGATTCCTTTTTCCGTCCTAACCTCTCCAAACAAAATCGGCTTTTCCTGGAACTGCAGCACCAGCTTCGGGAATGCCTGGTCTTTCCTCTGCGCCACAAAAAAGCATCGCTCCCGCTTTTGCGGCACACCCATAAAGGCGGCGTTCAGCAGGAACAGTTGAACCTTGTAGCCCGCCGCGTCAAACGCCTTGAATATCTCATTCACATAGCCCTTGGCGTTGCCTTTCAGCAACCCTGAAACGTTCTCGGCAATGACCACGCGGGGCTGTAGCTTTTGTGCGATGGAAATAAAATAAAAGAACAGGTCGTCCAGCTTTTGCCGCGCCTGTCCTTCTCTGAATACCTTCTCTTTGTTCCAGCCCTTTTCGCGCTCCCCAGCCGTGCTGAATACCGAACAGGGCGGCGAGCCGTCCAGAATGTCAAGGTGAAACAATTCCTTCGGCAGTTCCGCATCCGGGATTTTCAGAAACTCGCGCACGTCCATGAGATATGGGAATCTCGGATGATTGTTCGCCTGATAAACCTTCATGACGCGCGGGTCAATTTCCACGTTTCCGATCACGTCATATCCTGCCAGCTTATAGCCCATAGACGAACCACCGCCGCATGAAAAGCAGGAAAACACGGTCAGGCCATTTTTCTTGACGTTGGCAAGGTCTGACAGATACCACTTCCACGGGAATTTATGGGTTGAACTTGAATCCACAGCGCGGGCATTCACATTTGAACTTGTCATCGCCGAAATCCTCCTCGCTGTATTCGGTGGCCCCCTGTCCCGTATATGGCGTTTCAGATGCCTGCCCCGTGTGTGGCGTTTCAGATGCCCCCCCCCGGTATATCATCGAAGCCAAAGTCTGACATATCGAAGTCCAGGGCCATCTCGTCCAGCTCCGCCTCCAGCGCGGTGAAATCCCAGCCGCTTTCGTTGGTCTTATTATCCGCCAGCCTCAACGCCTTGATCTGCGCCTCCGTCAGGTCATCCGCGCGCACGACCGGCACGGTATCCAGCCCGAGCTTTTCCGCGGCCATCAGTCGCCCGTGACCGATGACTACCACGTTGTCCGCGTCAACCACAATCGGCTGACGGAACCCGAACTCGCGGATGCTGTTCGCGATGTGTTCGACCTGATCGTCCGGGTGCTGCTTCGCGTTGCGCTCGTAGGGATGCAGACTCGACACCGGCAGATATTTGATCTTCATCTGGTTCATACTCTCAACGATGCCCCGCGCTCCCACCATACGCCATGATGGGACATCAACCCTCCCACGAAAATAGAGCGGCCACTCCCTCGTGGTCGCTCTTTGACTGCATATACTATATCATAGTTCGATGTGCTATTGTGTGTCGATTTGCGGCACCTTCACAGCCTGTAGTGCTCGCCCGTGCATGTGCCGCACTCTGTCATAGCTGTAGTTCATTTCGACGGCTATTTTCTCCCAGCGCATGCCCACGATATATCGCAGTTCGAGCAGCTCTCTGTACCGCGCGTCCTCGACCGCGTCAATCGCCTCACGAATCAGGCGCTTCACCCTGCATAGTTCGTTTATCTCGGCCCTGACCGCCGCTTCGTATTCCAGCACTTTTATCGATGTGTCCGTCCAGTCTCCGCTTCCACCGCCGCGCGGCATTCCAGTGATCTGGGCCGTTGCTTTCTCCAGCCGTGAACGTATACGGGCTATTTCCTCGGTTCGCCGTTCGATGCGCTTGTCAAGTCGATATGCCTGACTCAAAAATTCCTTTGCCGTCATGGCATCACCGCCTGCAAGGTGCGAATATGTTCACCTCTTTCGCCGTGCTCAAACCGGGCCTGTCTCGCCTTAATGAACGGCTCGAACGAACCATAGCGGGCGTAAACCCCGCCTTCTTCCAGTATTTCAAACCCGTGATCGCCTTCATAGTGGTTGCATATCCGGCAATTCCACCCGTAAATCGAGTTCATAAAGAACAACTTGCCACATTTACGGCATCGGCACAGCCATGACTCGTCTTTTGAGAACATCGTGAAACGTTCTCGTTCATTTTCCTCGATGCCAGCGTCGTATCCGCACAACTGAAACGTCATATCAGGATAACCGATAATCACCTCGCGCCCGCTGTCGTGTCCGGTTTCCTTGCACAGCATTATGATCTTTTTCTCGTCTTCCGCGCCCATTATCCCTTTGCATTCGAGGAACGTGTCCTGCTCTGGGAGATAAAAGTCAGGCAGATACATTGT